AGCAGGGCCATCGTAGTCTAGTGTACCAAATTGAGGTACAACATTAATATCTTCAAGTATTAGATATCTTGAATTTACCACAGCCCAATCCAAAGTACCATTTTGGAGGTATTTTCTAGGATTAAAAGTCTCTGGATTTACAATTGCATCAACGCGGCCAACTCCGGTTACCGTATCAAATCCAACAGGCAATGATCCATCTAAATTTGAGCGAAGTCCATTAATATCTATCAATGTGTTAGCATAAATTGTATCATTATCCCAAGAAATGTTCATACTAAAATCATCAGTAGGCGATAAACTCATAAATCCAATAATCTCGTTTCCATCAGGTTTTTGTAACCGTATTTGGCTCAAGCCTGCTGTAAATTTTCCAGGATATATATCTAATATTGAATTCCAGTTAATATCTGTGCTGCCTTTTGTTGGAACTGTAATATTATCAGAACTGGCATTAGGTAGTTGAATAAAGAGATGTGTATCATCTAGTACTTCAACCGCAAGTTCATTATTTAAAGTTAGCGACAAGTTTGACAAATCACCTGAATAATTTTCAATAGTATAATTTGTTCCGCCAATGCCAATTTGACTACCTAAAGGTGGAATTTTTTTCAAAGCCTGTAAGCTTACCACATTCTGTCCAATTTGATTTGTCAGTGGAATATTATTTACAATTATAGTTTTAGCAATACCATATTCTGTTGGACTTTGAATATCATTTCTAGTAAATGATTCTCCATCTCTCATCAATTTTGCTGTATTGTTTAAAACCAAAAGACCTAAATTACCAAGTGTAGTTGTTGTTACACTAATACTAGCCCGACCGGAAAAATAATCAATATTTTGAGAATCAGTATAAGCACCATTTTCAATATTTCCACTTGGATCATCAAAAACATTAGTAATAATACTTGTAATAATTCCTAATTTTTTAACCTTAGCAGGAGTTGATAACCATATAGGAGATTTAAATGTAAGATTAGCAATATCAATATCTTGTTCAAGACCTTGCGGAATTGATCTACTTGAAAATGTCATATTTGTAAGTTCAACCAAACTCAAACTAGTCCAATCAATATAATTATTATTAAGTTGTATTTCCATTGATGGTTTAAATAATACCAACATTTGTTCTAATAATTGAAATTTTTGATCTGTGTTTGTTGTCCAAATATCTGCAGAAAATTCTAAATCATATGGTGTAGGCATTAATCGTTCAACGGTATAATTTGCACCTTGTGTATTAAGATATTCTTGTCCTTGATCATCATATGCACGTTCACGTATATTAATTTTTGACACATATGTTGGATCTTGTAATCTATTACGGGCAAAGCTCATATTTTTAATATAGCAAGCAATAAATGGTGCGCTTTGAACAAAGTTTTCAGAGTTTTTAGTCAATGTTTGTGCAACCTGACGATTCATATCACCATATCGAACTGGAACTTGAATTATATTTCCTTTTGCATCCATATAAGCAAAATTGCTCATTAATCTCATAAATTGAGTTAAAAAGCGTTTTATTTGTGCATCGTAAAAGAACATCATTAGTTGTCGGCCCTCGGTTTTAGTGCTTGACTCAATGCTTGTCGTTCTTGAACAACTTGTCCAGCAATAGTAGCAGTATTTGTATTATTAATAAAACTAGTAACTTGAGTTTGTCTTGTTTGACTATTAGGTTTAGGTTTTCCATCTGCTGGAGTATTTGTTAATGTCATTCGAACATTGTCTTCAAACTTAACCCAGTAATCCCCATTAAATCTAAATAAACGATTTGGGTAATAATCTGTTCGTAGATGAAATTGTCCATTTACCGGATTAGGAACAAAAGTAATTCCAAAGCTATATGGTACTCCATTTGGCGGTCTTCCATCACCTGTTAAATATCCAACGTATAAATCTTTCGTTGGAGAATTTTCCATTGCACTTGCATCAGAAATATTTCCTTGCCAAAAATATCCATTCCAGATTTTTAATACATCGTTTATAGTCGACGAGTCAACCCATTTATCTCCCATAATAGGATTTGTTGGTGCTGTTGGACTTGTTATTGCACCAACAGTATCTTCCCAATCCCAGGGTATCACTGAATCTAAACTTGCATCTTGTAAATCAAGTGGACCTTCATTATTAAAAGGTAATACATACATCTGATTAGTATCGTATCCACTTAAAGGTGCATCAATCTCTGCCTGAGAAATAATTTGTTCATTAATAGCAATATTTTGATTATATGTTGAAAGTAAATCTTTTAAAGTACTGCCATCACCTGCACCGGCATCTTGAGCAAATATTTCTGAGAATTCTTGTGAATCAACAATAGGAGCACATTTAACACGAAGTAAGTGTGGGTACCAAGTTTGACTAAATCCATTTGCTGGTCGAGTAACATCTTGTACAACATAAAATCGTTTAAGTGCAACAGATGCATCATCTAATGCATATTCATCTTTTAAGTGTGGTAATTCTAAAACATCACCTGACATAATTTTACGACTAAGAGTTTCTACACAATTTCGTAGATGAAAATTTATTATGATATTATCATTGGTTAAAAAAATACCAAATTGACTTAGATTAAAATCCAAATCTTGCATGGTATAAATTCCACGCATTATATAAACATCTGGATCATAATGACGATCTCTATTCTCCATTAAAATCACATCTTGAATGCTTAGTTCCGGTCTAATAGAATTTATTTGTCCAGCTGTTCCTGGAGAATTAGCAGGATCAATTGCTGTTGTGTCAACTGGCCCAGCATACCGATGTACATATATATCAACTCCACCTATTTGAAATTGTTCTTCTATTTGCCGATCTAAAAATCTAAAATCGTTGCCTTTTTCTGGCCTGTATAATGATAAGCGTGGAATATCAATTCTCCTTTTTAATGTTTTATTTATTCAGCTAAATAATGTTATGAGTATAATAGAAGCCACTAGACAATCTACAATCGAATATATCAAAGTTATGCTTGGTGATGGTCTTATTGATGTAGAACTTGATCCAATTCATTATAATACTGCAATTGACCGAGCATTTGCAAAATACCGCCAACGTTCGCCAAACTCAGTTGAAGAAAGTTTTGCTTTCTTAACATTAGAACAAGATGTAAATGAATATACATTAAGTCAAGAAGTTACTTCAGTGCGCGATGTTTTTAGACGAAGTATTGGAAGTAGAACAGGTGGTGGCGATACAGGCAGTTTATTTGAACCATTTAATCTTGCCTATTCAAATACATATTTGTTAAGTTCAAGTAATATGGGCGGATTAGCAACATATTATGCATTTGCTTCTTATCAAAAAATGGTTGGTAAGATGTTTGGAAGTAATATTCAATTTACGTGGAATTCTCAAAGTAAAAAATTAACAATTCAACAAAGACCAAGAGGTGAAGAAACTGTACTTCTATGGTTATACAACAATAAACCCGACTTTGCACTATTAGATGATACATATGCTGGTATATGGATTAAAGATTATTCGTTAGCACAATGTAAGATTATATTAGGTGAAGCTCGTAGTAAATTTGCACAAATTGCAAGTCCGCAAGGCGGAACTCAACTTAATGGTGATGCTCTTAAAGCCGAAGGAGCAGCACAAATTGAAAAACTTGAATTAGAAATTCAAAATTATCAAGATGGATCATCTCCTATGTGGTTCGTTTGTGGATAATTCTTTTAAAAATAGTTGACATTGTAATAGATTTCTGTATAATATAATACTAACCGTATGGAGGTATTATGATTATAGGATGTGTAGGTTTTCAAAATTCTGGAAAAGATACCATTGCAGATTTCTTAGAAAATGAATATAATTTTCGTAGAGATTCATTTGCAGGTACTCTTAAAGATGCAGTAAGTGCAGTATTTGGTTGGGATCGAACTCTTGTAGAAGGACGAACCAAAGAAGCACGAGAATGGCGCGAACAAGTTGATACATGGTGGGCAGAACGGTTAGGAATGCCACATTTATCCCCTCGATGGATATTACAATATTGGGGAACAGAAGTATGTCGTATTGGATTTCATACTGATATTTGGGTTGCAAGTTTAGAGAACAAAATTCGTAAAACGTCAAATAATGTTGTTATAAGTGATGTTCGTTTTCCAAATGAAATACAAGTAATACGCAATGCAGGTGGTATTATAATACGAGTAAAACGAGGAGAAGATCCAGAATGGTTTAACGATGCAATTAATATGAATTGCGGACAGTGGCCTGATTCGTTCGTTTCAAAACAAAAAATTGAAGACTTAGGAATTCATTCAAGTGAAACTTCATGGGTTGGCGGAGATATCGACTATACCATTTTGAATAACGGTACTATTGAACAGTTGCATGATCTAGTTAGCAAAGTTATTAAAAATCTGGAATAAGATCCCCTCTTTTCCAAGGTAACTTTAATTTATGTAGTATGCGTTGACAATTAGCGCATACAGTTTTTAAGTTTCGATAATCACAGTTTGCAGGATTGCCATCGGCATAATAGACTGCA